CCATCTTTAGCTAAGTAAGGATTATCTGTTAAACGAGCAGGAATAAACTTTCTAGTTAAACCATCATCACCAATAAAAGATTCATTCGGTGGATTAGAGTCAACGTATCTTTTCTTAACCCAATGCGCCCCAATTCCTCCAGGGTTTGCAGTACAACGTAGATAGGTCTTGATGTTAGAGTCGGTAGTTCTTAGTCGAGACGCTAAGTAATTCCAACCGAACTCTGTGGGTAGGTGGGTGATTTCATCAAAACCTATCCAACTATAGGCTTGTCCTTGGTATCTATAAACATCGGCATCTCTTTCTAAGAAACCAAACTCTATCTTTGCTCCGCTTGGAAAGTTCCATACCTTTTCTACTTCCCTAAATTTACAACCTGGAAAGGCTTGTGGATATAATTCTCTGGATTTGTCTATGAGTTCTCGAAGTTCCGGCATAGACCTTCTAAGTATTAAGGCTCTGTGGGCTTTGCGATGTGCATACCTTAATGGATCAACTAACATAGCATAGGATTTACCACCTCCGGCAGCTCCTCCATATAAAACATCCTTCTCATCAGCAGCTAAGAAATCGGTTTGAGGCCCAGTATTAGGATGAAAAATAACTTTAGCATCCTTAATCTCTTCATAAACAGAAGGGGATAATTCTTCTAATTCTGTCTCTGTAACAACCTTATTCTTAGAACTGTCATCAACTTTCTTGATAACTTCTTGCTCTTTAGAAATTCTATCGACTTTAGACTTTAAAGCATGTTGCTTCTTCTGTAATTCTCGTTTCTTTTTCCTAAGCTTAATCTTACGTTGTTGTTCTCTGGAATAATGATAAGGGGCTTTAGAGCCTTTTGGTCTACCACCTTTCTTTCTAGGAGTACCATTATTGTTTAAAACAAAAGAACCATCGTCATTCTGCTCAAAGTCTTCTGGAAATATCTCCCATAGCTTTTTATCTAAGTAAGTTTTTAGAGAAACATGACTTATAGAACGACCACTCTCTTCAGTAATTAAAGTAGCAGCTTGTCGTAAAGAGTATTCCTGGTTGTTGAGACTACGGAGATACTTGTGTAATATCTCTAATTCTTCTGAAATAGGCTTTAACCAACCATCTATTTCACTTAGTTCATAACCAAATGGAATAGTCTTGCTTTTCTTTTTAATGTAGCCATTTGGAATCATTTTTCTTCATTAGTTTCATCAACAACAATTTCTGCTTCTTTTAAGTCAATAGTTTCTTTTTCTGGAAGAATGAATATTCCTCCTTGTACATTATGATTGATGTCTAATCTTTCCTTTTTAGATATACCAACACGATCTAAGATAGTCTGTGCTGCTTGTAGTTTAACATTAGCTTGAGGTAAAGCTTTATCGCTTCCCATAACTTCTATTAACTTAAAAGCGGCTTGTGGAGCTTCCCTAGCAAGTACGTCTGAGGCTAATTCGACTATTTCTTCTTTAAGACTTTTAATTACTTGGTAGTGATTTCCTGAGTAGCCTGCCAGTTCTGCTGCCAATTTAAGATTACCTTTAGTTTCTAATAAATTCTCCAAGAAACTCTCTTGTTTTGGAGTTAGTTTTCTTGTTGAAGGTAAATTAGACATTACTTTATTATAGGGACTCCACAGAGTTTGTCAAGTTTTTTAAAGTTTATTTCGTTACCCCCTTGACAAAACTGTAATACGACTGTATACTACTACGTAGTCCCCCCCAGGGTTGCATAGTATAGAGAACCCCCTATAAAGATTATAAAGTTCTGTGGAGTTTAAGGGCCTATTAAGCCGGAACTAACCTCTACCTAACAACTTAAATAGGCCTAAAATGTATACTAAGTAGCATATATAGGGGACTGGGGGGGTGGTACTCCTACCCTCCCTACTCTATAGGTCTTTATAATTTTAAATCATTAATTCATAGTCTAAAAAGACCTAAAAAGTCTTAACAATTCTTTATAGATTTAAAAAGAAAAGTAGAAGGGCTAAAAAGTTCTTTAGAGTTTGTGAAGATAACAATTATAAGTAGTGCTTATTAAGCTCTATAAATTATCTTTATAGTCTTAACAGTTCTTTAAAGGTCTCTAAAGAAAACAAAGACTTAACGAGTTATTAATGGGGGGATGGTCTATTAATAAGTATCAATTACTAATAGGAAAAATAGAACCCTAGAAAGTAGGGGTTATCTTGTTTCTTTAGGATGGCTTTTAAGGGGTCTAGGGAGGCCATAGAGGGACTTTTTAGAGTTTTTAAGGGTGTAGTAAGGGGTAAGGGTATCTTTTGGGCCTCTATGGGCTTGTATGGGCTTCGTAGTTCTTAGGTTATTAATAGGGCATAAAAAAGGGGCTATATTTCTATAACCCCTTTAGATAGTTTTAATTCTTATCTAGGAATGGGGGGAGATTTTAAAAGTGATAAAAAGTTTCCTCCATAACTCCGCCACTTTGTTTATATTTTAATTTTAAAAAAGGTAAGTTAGCATCTATGTAGTCCGTTAAAGATTCATAAGGTTTTAAGCCCCATTTTTCCCTCTCGCTACAATTGGCAAGATACATCTGATAATAGAAACTATATCTTTCTCTTTGCTTCTTACCCCTTAACTGATAATCAAGATTGATAACTATATTTTTAAAGTATCCCATTATATAGCCCTCCTTGCTTTTCTTCTTTGGCTTGGTCTTAGTTTCTTATTTCTATTAATGAAATCTAGAGTTATAAGCCAACCGCTAAAAGTAGCAAGAAATAATAGAGTAAAACCAAAGAAATAAATAACGTCTAATCTTGGGGCATAGTTGAATAAATCAAAGCCAAAAATAAAGGCAGTAAATCCAAAAACAACCCAACAAAAACCCAATAACATATTTAAAAATGTATTCATGATTCTAGAACCTCCACTATATCAGTCACATAAATAGAACCCATCTCATCAAATAACCCAACATCCGAACCTTTAACATCAACAAGCAAAGTATTTTTAAAACCTCTACCTTGTTTAATTGATTCCATAGCTGTTGCCCTTGTTGGAATTCCCAATTGTTTAGTAATTAGTTTAGTTCCCTTTTTTATTGTTTCTATATTTTTAATTTTCATATTTAAATAGGGGGGCATTTATTAGATAACCCCCCTTTAATTAGTTATTTAAAATTTTTTAGTATTTTTGGAGGGACTTTATCAGATTTAATAATCTTTTCTAAATCCTCCATACTAGCTAAAAAAGGCTTATCAATTAAAGTAGCCCTTTTAGCATCTTTATCATAACTTTCTATGGTAGAAGATTTTATAAGGTCTAGCATTTTATAATAGTTTTTCTTTCTAAGCTTAATACTATCGTTGTTATTATTTGGCGAATTGCTTAACTCATTAGCTAAAACAAAAGCCCCCCTTTTCACAGTGTTATAGACTTGTGTGGTCTTTAATTTTGATAGTTTCAAATTGAAACCCTCCTATATTTTATTATGCTTTTAGCCCCTTGCTAAAAGTCTTTTATACAGTAACAGAAAAGACCCATTAAGGCAAAAACCAACAACAACAACCCCACAAAATAGCCAACACTTAAACAAGTATTAATAATTTATAAGTTATTTTTTTATAACTTGTTTTAAGGGTAATCTAAAGAAAATTTAAAGTTTTTTTAAGCTATCTAAAATCCAGGAAAACTACAGCGAGACTAAGGAGACAACCATTTTTATATTAAATATTTAAAATGCCTGGATATTATAGTGGGACTAAGGAGACAATCTTTCTATATTAATAGCTACTATAATAGGCCCATTAAAGTGTGCCGGTTTGACAGCTCCACGCTTTTGTGCCATGCTAGAAAAAGGGTTAGCACCCTGAATTTATAATAATTTATTTAATATAAGGAGACAAACAATGGTAGTAGATTATGAAGTTCTTTTACATTTTAGTAAAAATGATAGCCATATTGATATGGAGGATAAGGCACAAGCGGATTCAGTTTGTGTGTGGGTTGTATCACTTAATACTAATCATGCCGAGGGGTGGGATTATCATGAGAATATATTTGAAGAATACTTTCCCAATACAAATAAGGGACTAAGGAGAGCTAATGAATTAGCAGATGATCTTAGTTATAAATACCAAGTAGGTAAGGAGTGGTATTAAAATGGAAGATTTAATAACACCACGTATTAATAATATACGCAGAGAAAGATTAATTAATCCACAAGTGAGTGATCACTTCAAGACTTTATTGGCCACTAAGTATGGTAATTATGTGTATGAAGTTAAGGTTGGTAGGAAGTGGGTATTTTTAAAATCAAAAAGCCACAGACTTAGACTAACTATTAAGGATTATAAAATCTTGGGGTATAATAATTGGTTGTCAGATTGTAAGTCTGATGTATTTTTTAATGAGGTTGCGAAGGATAGTTATAAACATCCTTTTAAATTCCCTCGACAATGGTGGTTACAATATGGATTTGAAAGTAAGCCATAATAATAGGGCTAGATAGGGGGGCTTGACAAACTTTTTTCTGTTCGCTAGAATGGAAAAACAAGAGAGACTATGGAGACTAATCAGATTAATAATCTAGACAGAACAATAAAGATTCTTTTAGTTCTTTATTATTCTTTACTGTTCTTCTCTATAGAGTTTTATAATAACTATAAAGAACTAAGGAGACAAATATGAAAGTATTAATAGCTTGTGAGTATAGTGGTTCTGTTCGTGATGAGTTTTTAAAACTAGGTCATGATGCTTGGAGTTGTGATATTTTACCTTGTGAAAGTAAATATAATAAAGATAATTATAGACACTACCAAGGGGATGTTACTGATATATTAAATGATGGTTGGGATTTAATGATAGCTCATCCACCTTGCACACATTTAGCTGTAAGTGGGGCTAGACATTTTCATAGAAAACAAAAAGAACAGAAGGAGGCATTAGAATTTGTTCAGTTATTAATGGATGCCCCTATTGATAAGATATGTATTGAAAATCCTGTTAGTATTATTTCAACTAGAATTAGAAAACCCGAACAGATTATTCAACCATTTCACTTTGGTCATACGACCATGAAAACCACTTGTTTGTGGTTAAAAAATCTACCTAACTTAGAACACACTAAGGTGGTTGAACCCGAAATGATTACCATGAAGAATGGTAAGAGAATGTCTAAGTGGCATTATGAAACATTTAAACTACCCCACAAGGAAAGGGGTAAGGTTCGTAGTAAAACTTTTGAGGGTATAGCTAAAGCTATGGCACTACAATGGGGAGAAAGCTAATGGATAATATAATAGACATTAATGGTAATAAGCCAAGGTATATAGTGGTGGTTAAGATTGGAGATCCCCACACTAACTTTGAAAATACTTCTAGCTTTGGCCTATTTAATAATAGGGATGAGGCTGATAAGTTTGTGGTTGATACTTATAGCGGAACAAATTATATCTGCGAGCTTGTCCCATTTAACAATAAAGATTTACTGAAGGAGATTAATAGTGAGTGAAGAAAAATTTAAAAACAGATGTATAGTTACAAACTTAGTAATAAAAGCATGGCAGTTACCTAATAGACCAGATTTATTAAAAGATTGTATTGAATTTGTGGCAGTTAGATATGAAACAACTGATGGGCATGATTATATCACACACTTAATTATTAAATTTTTATCAAGCCATTGTACCCAAGCAATATCATCTGAAGATTTAGACTATATGGCGAAGGGAAAAGAGGGGGGTTGACAGAAAAACAATTTGAAGAGGAAAACCA